GTGTGTGGAGGCGGCGGTTGAGGGCGATGAGATTGTGGCGGTGTCTGCGTTGCCTGTTGGGGGGGATGGGCGGGTGCGTGTGGATGTTGTGGGGGTGTGGCATGGCACTGAGGCGGCTGGGAAGGCGCTTGTGGAGTTGCGTGGCCTGTTGAAGCCGCGTGGGTGGGGTTGGTATCCGGGTGGGCCGGGGGCGAAGTTGGGGACGGTGATGCGCCGGTTGAAGGCGTCGGAGTTGAAGTCGCAGACGGTGGTGGAGGCGCATATGTCGTTTGCTGATCTGGTGGATGGCCGGCGGGTGTTGCATGGGGGTGATCCGATGTTGGATCAGCATGTGCGGCATGGTGGGGTCGTGGGCTCGGCGGCGAAGTGGGTGTTTGACCGTGGCCCGGGGGAGACGCATGGCCTGTGGGCGGCTGCTGGGGCTGTGCATCTGCTCGTGTCTGGCCCGGAGCCGCGCCGGGGCCGCAGGGAGATCATCGTCGCCGACGACGAACCTGATGAACCAGACGAGGACGAGGACAAACCTGGTTGACGTCCGTGGCGGTGTGTGGTTAGAGTGGGGTTGTGGTCGTCGACGTTCGAAGCTCATCGGTGGCAGCCGGTTGTTGCTGCAGGTTTCGGACGTCGACGGCCACACGCCAACCGTCACGGCGAGGCAAGGCTTGGCGGGGCCAGGCTAGGCTGGGCTTGGCCGGGCAAGGCAGGGGTGTTACCACACGTTCGCCCGCGGCAAGGCCGGGCAAGGCACGGCCGGGCCGGGCACGGCTGGGCATGGCGAGGCAGGGGTGTTACCACACGTTTGCCCACGGCACGGCAGGGCGAGGCGGGGCTGGGCTAGGCAGGGGAATATCGACTATGAGAGGGATGAATCAATGGATGTCAGGCTGACTTTGACGGGTACGGCACCGCTGCTGGTGCACAACGTGCGTCTTGCTGATCCGCTTGATGAGGTCGCGAAGGAGATGAAGCTGATCTCGTCGAAGCGGAAGAAGACTGAGGACGATTACGTCGCTCTTGCACGGTTGGAGTTCTCCGGTGGGCTCTATCTGGATTCCGAGCTCGGACCGTATGTCCCGGGTGCGAATGTCGAGAAGAGCCTCGTTGAGGGCGCTCGGATCACGAAGCAGGGCAAGCAGGTTGAGCGTGGCGTGTTCGTGTCCGACAACGTGGTCCCGATCCTCTACGCCGGCCCGAGGGATCAGAAGGGTCTGCTCGCTGATGCGAACTTCCGTCATGTGGCGTCGGTGCGTGTCGGGCAGAACAGGGTGATGCGGACCCGGCCACGGTTCGCCCAGTGGACCTTGGAAGCGAACGCGACGGTTGATCCTTCGTTGATTGAGCCGGACGCGTTGGAGGCGATCGCGAACGATGCCGGTCAGATGGTCGGTTTGGGCGATTACCGGCCCCGTTTCGGCCGTTACACCGCCGATGTCACGGTTATCTCGGACTGAGAGGACGAAGACGATGTTTGAACCTGGTCCTGGGCTGTCTGAGTCGGATGTGATCTATGCCCGGTTGTGCGAGTTGGATGTCGGCGATGTGCTTGGCTACGGCGAGTTGGATGAGATGTTGGGCCGCGAGTTCCGCAGGTCGAGGTCGCCGTTCTATGTGGCGTCTCGCCGGTATGGTCGGGCTCGCCATCGGGCTCTTGTTCCGGTACCGAATGTCGGATATCGGGTGGTTGACGCCCCCGAGCACGAGTTGATCGCCAGGAAGCATCATAAGAAGAGCCGTCGGTCGTTGAGCCGGTCGAGGTTTGCCGTGGAGATGGCTGACAGGTCGCGTTTGTCTGCTGAGGATGTGCGCCGGTTCGATGAGTTGGAGCAGACGATCGCTAGGCAGCAGGACATGATCCGCCGGTTGGATCTGCGGCAGGGCCGTGTGGAGAAGACGTTGGAGGTGACTGCGGAGCGGCAGTCGGTGTCTGAGGCCCGGTTGGCGGAGTTGGAGGCGGCGATGCGCCGTCATGGGCTGGTCGGGCAGTGATGTCTGTTTCTGATGCTCGTGTTGATGTGCTCCGTGCTGCTTATCAGATCAGCTTGATAGCGGATGACATTTCGGAGATGGCTTCGATGATGTTTGATCATTGGTTGCCTATTGCGACGGCGAAGATTGCTGTTGATCGGGAGTGTTCGCAGCATGACGTGTTTGAGGCGGCACGGGAAGTGCGCGAGATCATGTCTGATTTCATCGAAACCATGTCCGATAAGAGTGCTTTGATGACGCGTAAGGTTGCTCCCTGTTTGACGAATGCCGTCGATGCTTTGGGGGAGGGTGGGTCGTGAGGGCGCGTCGTGTGATGTTTGAGCCTGTTTCCGGGTCTACAGTTGGGCGGGTGACGGTGTGGTTTTGGGCTGATGCTGCGCCGTCGCCGAGCGATTCGTTTGGGGGGTCGTGGACTGAAGCGTCGGAGATCGCCAGGGCCGCGGGCCTGTGGTGTGTGGAGACGTTCGAGGATGGGGCGTCCGTGTGGTCGTCGGTGTCGTGACGGCACGTGGGCCTGGCTCTTTGCCTGTGGGGCCTCTGCTGCGCCTGTTCGAGGGGGCGACGGTGGCTGATACGGCTGCCGTGTTGGGGGTGGCGGAGTCCACGGTGTACGCGTGGCGTTGCGGTCACCGTTCGATGATCCGTGCGATGAACGCTGATCGGCTCGCGGTGCGTGCTGGTGTGCATCCGGGCGAGATTTGGGAGGAATGGTGGGGATGAGGAAGCTTGATGGGCCTGTGGCCCGCCAGTCGGTGGTCGCGTTCGAGGAGTTGGGGCGGTTGCGGGACGCTGCTGATGCGGCCGGCTATGACACGGGCAGTTTGGACATTGCAGTTGATGCTCTGCTGTTGTTCTGTATGGAGGCCGTCGCTGAGCACGGTGAGGGTGAGCTCGTATAATCCGGGTCGTGGATTCCGACGCTGTTCGTTCGCGCCGTTACCGGGATCGCCTGAGGGGTGGTCCGCCTCGTGAGCTGTTGCCGTGTGGGACACCGGCGGCGTATCGGCGGCATGAGCGGGCCCGGGAGCGGCCGTGCGAGCTGTGCCGTGAGGCGGAAGCTCGCCGGCATCGTGAGATTTACGCGGCGGCTAAGCAGCGGCGGTCGCAGTGAGGTTGTGGCCGTGGCCGCGTGAGCCGCGGCCCGTGCGGATGGCCTACCGGTCTGGGAGACGGTGGGGTGAGCTGGGGCCGGACAGGTTGGCGTTCGGCGGGGTTCAGGGTGCTGATGCGCTGCTGGAAGAGATCGCGGGGTTGTCTGGGGCGCGTGTGAGCCGCCGTGATGCTTTGCGGGCGACGGCGGTGCTCCGGGCTCGGAATTTGATCGCTGGGACGTCGGCGACGTTGCCGTTGCAGTTGCGGTCCCGGTCGACTCGTGAGGTCGATGACCGGGAGTGGTTGGGGGTGCAGCCGCATCCGTTGTTGGAGTCGACGGTGATGTTCGCGTCGACGTTCGAGGATCTGTTGTTCGATGGGGTGTCGCATTGGCGGGTGACTCGCCGGTCGAATGGGTATCCGGTTGAGGCGTACCGGATTGACCCGGTGGCGGTTGCGTCGACGTTCATATCGACTGAGCTGGCTGAGCGGGTCAGCGAGGATTTGCAGTTTCCGCCTGGGGCACCGGTAATCGTCGACGGGGAGGCGCTGTCATCGCCGGGTGAGGTGATCCGGTTTGTGTCTCCGAACCCGCCGCTGTTGGTCCACGCGGCGAAGGCGATCCGGACGGTGCTGTTGCTCGATCAGATCGCCGCGGGGTATGCGGAGGACCCTCTTCCGTTCGGCTATTTCACCGATTCGACGGAAGAGGAAGTGCTGGAGGATGAGCAGATCTCTGAGGTGCTGTCCCGGTGGGAGCGCGCGCGCCGGTCGCGCCGGTGGGGTTTTGTCGGGTCCGGGTTGGAGCTGCACAGTTTGGAATGGCCAACCCCGGAGCAGTTGCAGCTCATCGAGTCCCGCAACCACGCTGTGTTGGAGCTGGCCCGTGCGACTGGTTTGGACCCGATGGACCTGGCCACCAATGTGGAAGGGACGTCGCACACGTACCAGAATGCGGAGCAGCGGCGCCTCGATCTGATCGACTTCGTGTCGATGCCGTACATCAAAGCGGTTGAGGATCGGTTGTCGATGGATGACATTTGTCCACGTGATCTGCATGCGACGTTCGACGTGTCCGGGTTCGCTCGGGCGGACATGAAGACCAGGTTCGACGCGTACAAGGTGGGTATCGAGGCTGGGATCTTGGAGGTGAACGAGGTGCGCCGCCGGGAAGGTTGGCCGGATCTCGACGAGCCCGAACCGCCTGTGCCGCCACCAGTGTCGGTGAATGGCGACAATCCTGTTGCTATCGTGTCGCCCAATGGCAACGGAGTTGCAAGAGAGTCCTGATCTGTCGATCGGGTTCGACACGTCCGGTGTCGACGTCGAATTCCGTGTAAACGCGGAACGGCGGACTGTCAGTGGGATGATTGTGCCATGGGGGAAGGTGGCATGGTCTGACGGTTCGCAATGGACGTTCAACCGCGGGTCCGTTGACGTGCCGGATGATGTGGGCCGGATCAAGCTGCTGCGGGACCACGATCCGACGCGTCCTGTCGGCCGGGCTTTGAATTTCGATGATCGTGAGGATGGTCTGTACGCGACGTTCAAGATCATGCGCGGTGCAGCGGGTGATGAGGTGCTTTCGGCTGCTGAGGATGGGGTGATCGACGGGTTCTCGATTGGTCCGAACATCCGCCGGTGGGAACGTGATCCACGTCAGCCTGGGGTGCGGTTGGTGCGGGCGTCGAAGCTGATCGAGACGACCATTACGGCACTGCCATCTTTCGATGACGCTAGAGTTCGTTCTATCGCTGCCATGCGTTCCGTCCCTAATAGCTCCACCAAGGAGTTGGAAATGCCGGATGATAAGGACCAGGGTGGCAGCGATGGCGGGGAGGCGACTGTCCTCACTGATCCTGATGTTGCCATGGCACGGTTCGAGCAGGAGCTCGGCGCCAGGTTTCAGCAGGTCACGGACAAGCTGACCAACGCGTTCGAGTCGGTGACCACGAACCTTGCTCAGACGCATGAGAAGGTTGTGTCTGACACGATGGCGAAGGCGTTCGGGCAGCTGGAGGGCCAGTCGGCTGCGACCGATCAGGCGTTCGCAGCGGCCCGGCTGAAGGTCGTGTCTGAGCCGCCGGTGTACCGGTTCGAGGGCGGCGCCCGCGGCGACAGCCTCGTGCGCGATTTCTGGCGTGCGCAGACCGAACGTGACCATGATGCGATCGAGCGGCTGCGCCGATTCCAGGAGCAGCAGCGCGACATGGTGAACCTGCTACAGCGGATGCCGTCTACGGCTCGTGCCGCGTTCGCTGGTGGGGGCGATGGCCCGCGATTCGACGTGACTCGGACCAGTGGCGCGCCGGTGATTCCGCCCGGGTACCGGCCGGACCTGTTCGTGAACGAGCTTGAGCGTGGTCGTCCGATTGTTGCTCAGGCGATGCGTGGGACGATCACCGACGCGACGCCGTTCACCGTGCCACGTTTCGTGTCTTCGACGACCGCGGCTGCGGACCATGTCGAGGGCACGAACCCGACCGAGGGTGCGATGACCCTTGAATCGGTGACGGTGACTCCGGGTGCTGTGTCGGGACGGTTCGATCTGACTCGTGAGATCGTCGACTCGTCGAACCCTGCGATCGACGCGATCGCTCTGCAGACGATGCGAGAGAAGTACAACCAGCTCACCGAGCAGAAGGCGTACGCCGAGCTGAACGTCGATGCGAATGTCGCGGTGTTCAACACGGCTGATCTGTCCGATCTCGGTGGTCCGACTCCCGCGGCGGCCAGACGCAAGGCCGTGACGGATCTGCGTGATCTTCTGGCGAAGTACCCGTTCACCCGGTTCGCCAGCCCAACGGGTGGGGTGATGGGTCAGCTCATCACGGTGGCACTGGCGAACGCTGTCGACACCGCGGAGAGGCCCCTGCTCCCATCGGTTGGCGGGCAGAACGCTTACGGCGTCGGTAACGCTGTCGATCAGGGCTGGGCGATCGACGGTCTCGTGATGCGTCCCGCGTGGGCGATCACGCAGAACGTTGGTGATGAGGTCGCGCTGATCATCAACCGGTCCGACTTCTGGGCGTGGGAATCACCGCTCCTGACTTTCCGCTTCGAGGAAAAGCAGGGTCCCGCAGTGATCGAGCTCGCACTCTTCGCCTATTTCGCCACGAAGGTGCTTCGCCCGGCCGGTATCTTCTCGCTCAGGGCGGTCGCCTGATGCCTGACGACATCCCCACCGAGGAACCCACGGTGCCACCGGCCCGTGTGGGCCGGCCGCCGGGTCGGCCACCGAAGCCGAAGGACGAGGAACCGAAGAAGCGGGCGTCTCGCAAGGTGAAGGTCCACGCGGGTGGCCACGTGATCCTGGCCGATCCGCCCCCACCGACTCCCGATCCGATCGAGCAGTGCTCGGTGTGCGGTCAGAACCCGTCAGAGTGCCCGCACGGTGATGTTGGCGGGTGGGCTGTGGAGGAAGGTGCCTGATGGCCGTTCTGGCAGTGCAGGACGCGAGCGCAGGTCTCGCTCCGACGTTCGTCGCCGCGACCGCGGGCGGGGACACGGTGTCGACTGACGGTGCGGGGCGTGGTGCCGGCTGGGATCTTGGCTTGGTGCTTCTCGTTCGCAACGGTGATGTCGCGGCGAAGACGGTGACGGTCGAGGGCGCTACGGCGCTGATCGTGGCCGCTGGCGGCGAGGGGATCATCCCGGTGCCGTTGAAGCATTTCGGGGCGCCCGCGGCGGTCACCTATTCGGCTGTGACGTCCGTGACTGTCGCTGCGGTGAAGATCGCCGGCAAGTGATGTGGCGATCGTCAACGGGTATCTGACCCGGGTTGAGCTGCGCCGGTGGATGTTCGGTTTGTCGGACCCTCCGACCGACCCGCATCCGCTCGACGAGTTGTTCGACGAGTCGATCGAGGTCGCGTCCCGTTGGTCTGATCAGTGGTGCCGCCGTCACTTCTACCAGGTGACAGAAACCCGCGAGTTCATCGCTGATGACCTGGCCGTGCTGAGGTTTGGCACGTTTGGTGATGTCGTGTCTGTTACGGCGGTCGAGTCGGACGATCTTGGCGATGGTGTGTTCGTCGCGTGGAACCCTGCCGAGTTTCTGGTCCCGCCGGCATCGGCTGGTCCGGAGGCGAGGCCATCGAGGACTCTCGAAGCGGTCGCCAAGAAGTTTCCGTTGGGCAGGCGGGTGCGGGTGACTGGGACGTGGGGATGGCCGGCTGTGCCGGCCCCTGTGGCCCGTGGGACGACGATCCAGGCGGCGAGGTTGGTGAAGCGCCGCGAGGCGCCTGAGGGCATTCTGGGGGTCAACCAGTTCGGTGTATTGCGTGTCGCCGGCCGACCAGACCCCGATGTCGTAAGTCTGCTCAATCCGTACAGGTTGCGGGTGGTCGGATGACCACGATCCGGCAGGTATACGCGGCGATCAAGGCCCGGTTGAACAGCATCGGGTTGAACGCTTACGACTACGTCCCCGGTTCGGCGGAATGGCCGGGCGCTCTTGTGCTGCCACCAGCCGTCGAGATCGAAGGCGCCGGGAACGCCCCACAGGTGCTCCGTTTCGACGTGCTTGTTCTTGTGTCCGGCGCGATCGACGGCAACCAGTTGCAACTGTTGGACTACCAGGATTTGGTCGGGCCGAGGTCGATCATCCGAGCGTTCCGCGACGACCCGTCGCTCGGGTTCGATGATGTGACCGTGCGTGTGCTCAGATCTCGTGTGCTCGGATATGAAGAACAAGCCGGATATCAGGCGTTCGGCGCGACGTTCGAGCTGTCAGCAATGATCGGATGAGGACGGGTAGTCTTTCACTATGGTCGCTCTCGCCTATCAGCAGATCAGCATGTCTGGGCCGTATCCGGCTGGGGTGACGCAGACGTTCGTGGCCCCGGACGCCAGCCCGACAGAGAACACGGTGCCAGGATCTGATCGTGGATTCTTGGAGTTTGAGAACACGAACGCTGCGGCGAGGACGATCACGGTTCTTGTGCCTGCGTCGGCCGGGCTCGACCAGTTCGGCGTGCCGTTCCCGGATATGACGTTCTCGCTTGCGGCGACGACCGGTCGGCGGCGTATCGGCCCGCTGGACCCACGATTCGCCCAGTCGGACGGACTGATCCATTTCACGATCGACGCCAACGCCGGTGTCACTTGCGCTGCGCTCAGGAGCTGACATGCCAACCCACGTACCGAACACCACGCTGTACAACAAGCATTTGGCGCCGCCGCACAACACGTGCGAGGTGCCTGATTCGCCAGGTGGTCGGATCTCCGGCGAGGCGATGATCGCCGAATCGCACGGGGCATGGGACTGGGCGCCGCTGCCAACCCCTACACAGCCTGGTCTTGCCGCGTCTGCATCGGTTGAGTTCGAGCCGGTGAAGCCGAAGTCGCAGCCGAAGCCGTCAACGTCGTCGAAGGAGTCTTGAGATGGCCAGATATCCGAGCTCGGATGGGATGCTGCGGGTGCAGCTCGTCGCCGCGATCGCCAACCAGGCTGCTCCCACCGTCGCCGAGCTCAACGCGGGCACCCACGTGACCGATTTCGTCACCGCAGACGGTCTGACCGTTCCCGCCGATCAGAACACGATCGATGTTCGGGCCGCGTCGGAGAACTTCAATGCGGCGGTGCCCGGCACGTTCGGCGGCGCTGTCGAGATCACCGGTCTGCGGGACAATTCGGCGGACACGTTCTGGGATCTGGTCACGTACAACCTGTCCCGGTTCGTTGTGGTCAGACGAGGTATCCCGACTGCGACGGCGTTCGCCATCGGCCAGAAGGTCGAGGTGTATCCGTGCATGTTCCACGAGCCGGTCCCAGAGCAGATCGGTGGCGACGAAGCCGCGAGGTTCACGATCTCCGCGCCGTGCTACCGGGCTCCAACCCTGAAGGCTGTTGTGGCCTGATGCCGAACCGCGAACAGCGCCGCGGCGCGAAGAACCTCGGGAAACGCATCCACGTCGTTGACTCGGGCGGCAACCCGTATGACATCTACCTCAACGACATCTCCGGTAAGGACGAGGCCGATTTCCTGCAACAGATCCAGAGCATGGGAATCCAAGGTGTCGGCCTGTGCGACCTGTTCTTCAAGGGTGAACCGAGCCTTGTAACAATCGCGGGGATGGTGTGGTCTCAGCGGCGCCGTTGGGAAAAGAAGCTGCTTCTGTCCGACGTGTTGAAGACGATCAACATGGGGTGCATCGAGTCGTTGGAGCTGCACGACCCCGACGACGACGACGAGGTCGACGATGCTGTGGACCCTACGATGGCGTTGCCGGATGGTTCCGAGCGCTCCGACCATTCGCACCCCGGCTACGTGCCATCTACGGGCTGAGCCTCGACGAAGCATTCGCTCTGCCACGCGGCGAGCTGGACGAACTATTGGATCAGCTTGGCGAGATGGTGGAGATCATGTCTGCTGGAACGGCGCAGATTAGGGTGGAGTGATGGCCCAGTACGCGCGGACGATTTCTGTCGAGTTCGACGGGTCCGATGTCGGGGACGCGTTACGCCGGGCTGGTGTGAAGATCGAAGTTGGTCTGGGGACGATCGCCCGACGTGCGACATCGCAGGCTGTCGCTGGGGCGAAGCAGCGTGGCGGTCAGCTCGGCGGCGTGCACCGCCATGTGCTCCCAGGCCTTTACATCTTGGCGGCTGGGAACGTGGTCAAGTTGGATGTGCGTCGTTCTCCTGCGATTCTCGGCGCCGAGTTCGGTGGCCGGCGAAGCCGGAGGACACAGCAGTTCCCGCCGTGGCGCGGCAACAGCATCAACGCTGGCTATTTCTTCTATCCGGCGTTGCGGGCCGAGGAACGGAACATCCAGGCGTTGATTGCCGGGCTGATCTCTGAGGCGCTCTGATGGCCGCCACGCGTACATGGACGCTGCGGATCAAAGGTGACGCGTCTGGGGCGATTACCGCTGCGGACAAGGTCGAACGGCGGTTCCGAGGCCTCGATATCCATTCGGGGTTGGACCGTGAGATGCGGAATGTCGATTCGAAGTGGGGGAAGTTCCAGTCCGGGTTCGCGTCGAAAGCGAAGAAGCTCACCGGGCTCGCCGCTGCGGGAGCTGCGGGTGCTGTCATCGCGGTGGGCGCCGGGTTGAAGTCCGCGTTCACGGAGGCGGACGAGGCGGCGAAGATAGGTCGGCGGACCGACAATGTGATCAAGTCGATGGGTGCATCGGCGTGGACGTCTTCCGGTCAGGTCGCCACATTGGCTGAGAAGTTGTCGAACAAGTCGGGTATCGACGATGAGGTCATTCAGTCCGGCGCAAACTTGATCCTGACGTTCAAGAACATCAGGAATGAGGCCGGCCGGGGAAACAACATCTTCGACCAGACCGTTGGCTTAGCGAATGATATGTCTGTGGCATTGGGCCAGGACATGAAGTCATCGAGCATTCAGCTCGGTAAGGCGTTGAACGATCCGATCAAGGGCGTAACTGCGTTGCAGCGTGTGGGTGTGTCGTTCACGCAGGGGCAGAAGGATCAGATTAGAACGCTGGTCGAATCGGGTCGGACGTTGGACGCGCAGAAGCTGATCTTGGGTGAGGTCCAGGCCCAGTTTGGTGGCGCGGCGGCGTCGATGGCGACCCCGATGGACAAGCTCAAGGTCGTCATGGGGAACGCGGCAGAGTCGATCGGCACCGCGTTTC